ACGATATCAAACTTGGTCACACCATCCTGTAGATACTCTATAAGAAATGCACTAGTAGGTAGTTTCTTATCTTCGGCAAGTGTTGGATCACAATCTTGATAAAGGAAGTTGATTTTTTCACTCAAGATCTACCTCCCCACCGAATGTCAGGATATGCTTCTTCGATGAGAGCGCGGTTGATCTTATATTTTTGACCAAGGTTTTTATCTTTTACTAGACACAGGATATCAGCCTCTGTAGGATGAAGACCCTCCAACATTTGAATGAACATTGATTCTCTACGGGTCTTGGATAGACCATCATTACCACCCTTTACGAAGTGATAAAGATTACGATACTCCTTACGGAGAGATGTGTGATCAGTTCCCAGGGGGACTGCACTTCTCTCGTATGGGACTTCTCCATCAGGAAGCATGGAGATAACAGTGTCATCAAAGTTCCAAATAAGAAGTGACACAAGTGCATCACTTCTGTATTCTTTCAGAACCTCAACCTTCTTTGCCTTTGATCTCTGCTTTGATACCTGTTCCAGAACCTCATGGACAAATGGATTGGGAGGTAATTTAGTTTTCACGGTGAATGATTTGGATGCCATTTCTATTCAGTATAGGTTAATAATTGGTGGGTGTCAATCGTCAGACTCAAAATCTTCAAGTGTATTATCAAATCTGACAGCAAGAATTTCATCAGGGATTACCATACCATTCTCGTCAAACATCTCTGGATGAGTTGGAATCAATGTGGAGTTTCTCTCGTGTACATATTCCTTAAGGAGATATCCGATAACTCCTCCAACTAGAAGAAACAGTAACGAAATAATACCTGAGAACGTAAGCGTGACTGCTAACATGTTAACTCTCCTTTTTTCTTATGTCAAATTGAATGTCTAAGAAAAAATGGATCTCTCTTGATAAGAGGGATACCATCTTTCCAAACTTGAACTGAAAAGTCTTCGGTGGTTCCCTCCTTTTTTTATTTCTAAGTAAAAGTTCAAACCCCTTGTTCATGCTGGGGGTATCTAACTTTTGATTATTTAGTGGGTCTTCTCTTTCTTCCAGGTTTTTTGTCATTCTTGTACCTCTCTGCGTCACTTAAAATCCTCTCCAGATAGTTCTTGATCTTACGACCCTCAGGTTTACCTAGGTGACCGTAACCTTCCCTAAGTTGTCTATGCATGTCATCACCACCTCCCTCTAAGTATCCCTCAAGGTCCAGGACCAGGGACTTAATCTCTGATGCAGTACAACTCATCAGGAAGTGTTCGATGACTGTCTTAGATACCTTCGTGTCTCTCAGATACTGATACATATCGAGAACATATCGACCATAGAATACATGGTCTATCGCGTGTTCAACAATATCGTATAGCTCTTCTTCCATTATACCAAATTATTCTCTTTGAGATATTTAACAGTTTCTGCGCATCCCCCTAGTAATCTACCATCAACGGAGATCTGAGGGAACGTAGAACCTTCACCAAATCTACCGTAAAATTCTTGCTTGTCAAAGTCTCTACCGAGTTTATATTCAGAGTAACTTTGTTCTGCTAACTTCAGAACACTGATTACCTTTGTACAATATGGGCAACCAATCTTTGAATAGACCGAGAAGTTATTCATAGTAGTATGATAAGAAACGGAATTGAAATTGTAATTAAACCTAATAGATAACCCCCTGCCTGTTGTAGAAGCAGAGGGTGATTACTGTGATCATCCATCGACTGATTTGTTCCACTCTTTGAATGAAGATTGGCAGTTCGGAGGTTCAGGATTTTTATATCCCTTTTTCTTCATCCAATCATTGTGCATAGCAGCAAGATACCAAGCCCCTGAGAGGGACTTGGGACCATTTTTAAGGAGATCAGTAGCATGTTCTGACAGAACTTTCATTGTCAGATACTCCTCTCTCCAGTTTGAATCGTCATAATTCTTTGTCATGATTTATATATTTGATTCAATCACTCTAATTTATCAATCAATATCTTTATTGTAAAGTTCCTCAAGTTTTTCTCTTGAGAAATCTACATACATCACTTCTTCACCATACTCAGGTGCCTCTGGATGACGTTTACGTTTGATGGGTCTGCTCATCCGACTGATAGCCTGGATGTTTGCATACATCAATGCAAATGCCGATCCTGCAAGGATGGCGAAGAGTGCGAAGTACAGGAATGCCATTAGTACATTGCCTTAAAGTTTTGTCTTAATATATTAGTTGAATCGCTGAATGATCTCTTGATGATTTCATCAATAGAGAACATACCGGGACCATTGAGAAGAATGCACATCGCACCTCCCCAATATAGACCAAGGAGTTCCAACAGGTAGATATTAAATCCACTTGTCATGATTGCATGGTAGATGGCAATTGTCATCGTGCCTACAATCGAGAGAGCTCCAAGTCTTGCACCCAATCCTACAATCAATGCCCAACTACCTGCGATCTCAGAGAAGGCAGCAATGTAGGACAGGAAGATAGGGAAGGGTAGATGAAGTGGTCTCACAAACGCATTGGCAAAATTTTCAATGTCGTTTAGTTTTTCAAATCCGTGATGAATCAAAAGCACTCCGACACAAAGTCGGAGTACAAGAAAACCAAAAGAATTAATCACAGTGCATTACCTCTAGGAAGTACCTCTTCTGGGAATACAAAGTCCTCATGTGGTTGGTCAGCTGGTGCCATCCAAGCACGGAGTCCTTCATTCAGAAGAATGTTCTTAGTGTAGAAGGTCTCAAACTCAGGATCCTCCGCTGCACGAATCTCTTGAGATACAAAGTCGTAAGCACGGAGATTAAGAGCGAGTCCAATAATACCGATAGAACTTGTCCAGAGACCCATGACGGGAACAAAGAGCATAAAGAAATGCAACCAACGCTTGTTACTAAAAGCAATACCGAAGATCTGTGACCAATAACGGTTCGCAGTAACCATCGAGTAAGTTTCCTCCTCTTGCGTAGGTTCAAAAGCCTTAAAGGTATTTGACTGTTCACCATCTTCGTAGAGTGTATTTTCTACTGTCGCGCCGTGAATAGCACACAACAAAGCTCCACCAAGAATACCGGCGACACCCATCATGTGAAATGGGTTGAGCGTCCAGTTGTGGAAACCTTGGAGGAAAAGTAGGAAGCGGAAAATAGCGGCAACTCCAAACGATGGCGCGAAGAACCAGGACGACTGTCCCAGAGGATATAGGAGAAAGACGCTAACAAAGACAGCGATAGGACCAGAAAAAGCAATAGCATTGTAAGGACGGATACCAACAAGACGTGCGATTTCAAACTGTCTCAGCATGAAACCTATGAGAGCGAATGAACCGTGTAACGCGACGAAAGGCCAGAGTCCACCGAGTTGTATCCAGCGGACGAAACTTCCTTGAGCCTCAGGGCCCCAGAGAAGAAGAAGACTGTGACCCATAGCGTCAGCAGGAGTCGAAACTGCAGCTGTAAGGAAATTCGCGCCCTCAAGATACGAACTTGCCAGACCGTGGGTGTACCAACTGGTGGCGAAAGTCGTCCCAGTAAGCCACCCGCCAAGAGCAAGATAAGCTGTAGGGAAGAGCAGAATACCAGACCAGCCCACAAAAACGAACCTATCGCGTTTAAGCCAATCATCCAGTTTGTCAAACCATCCCTCCTGATATACCGGTGGTGATAGAGTAGATGAAGCCAATTAGACCTCCAAAAGAATTCTTTACATATTTAGTTTACACAAGTTTACGTAAGAAGTCAATCAGACATTATACCTATCAGACCTAGAAGAATTCCGAACCCACAAAAAAGAAGAATGAAGAAGATTACTTCAAACATGAGATTTATCAGTGTTGTTATAGGTATTTTATACTATACAGAAGTTCGGTTGTCAACCCTTCTTAGTAAACCAGTCTATTCCTTCTCTCTTTGCTAGATCGTCTATACCGTGCGGGTCCATCTCACCCTTAGGAAGATATGCAAGTTCTCTTAATCTGTTTTCTATCGTTTTTAATTCAAACTTTGTTCCTACAAAAATTTCATAATCTGGCAAAAAAGATATCTTTGTTCCTGATTTT